CTCAATTTGAATAGTTCTACGACTAAGTCAAAGCGGGTGAACGCTGGAACTGCTGTTAACTATGAGGGGAATGGAGAGGAAGATACTTCGCGATCAGCAGAAACATTATCTATATTATAAAGTGGTGAGGGGGTGAGGATTTATGTATCTCACCCCTTTTTAATAAATATCATTATGAATAAAGCAGCCATACTTATATCAGAAGCTATCACAGGAAAGGATTTCATCCCAATCATTGTAAATGGGAAAATGTATCGCGTAAATCCGCCTACTATACATAAAATAGCCGGCGCTTCGGCCTATCTCGCAGTTCTTGATGACAACAAGGATATAGCAGGTGTTATATCTTCATTGAAGGACATTTCTGTCGCTTCTAGCGCACTTTCTTGGTTTATAGATGGAAGTGATTCATTGTCCGAAGAATTGTCTCATGGGACCTTAGAAGAAGTATTATCCGGTCTTACAGCGGCTTACTCTCTGATAGATGTGAAAAATTTTATGACGCTGTTAGGTTTAGCGAAGAACGTAGCAAATCTAACAGCAAAACAGAGGTTATAGGCAATGATTGTATGTTGGGGCAAATTGCGTCGTTCATGGATAGCCTTCATTTGTCGTATGATGAAGTCGTTTGTAAAATTCCATATCGCAATTTGATCATCATGCAAAAAGATAAGTTGCACGCTGTATACGATGGGGAGGTACTTAAGGAAGTATCTGATAAGGATTTCTTTGGTGAAAATATGAAATTTGATGAGTAATGGAAGTAACGGTTGATTTGTCGGGTCTGGATGAGTTTGTTGAAGAGGTGGAGGAGTATGCAAATGAGCTTATGAAGGAAGCGGCGCATAATGCAGTTGACACTCAAAAAGAAAGAAATGTGAGTAGCAAGAAGACTTATCAGAACCATACGTGGAATCTTCGTAATGCTCCGGGAGCTGCTGTAGTTCGTGATGGGAATATTGTTTATCTATATGTTCCGGCAGATAGCGAACATGCGGGGGCCAAAGGCAAGACAGAGAACCTGCTTTATGGGAAACTACCCAAAAACGGTGTTGTGTTCGCGGATGGGATGGAGTATGCGAGCTTTGTATCTAGCAAGGGTTTTGACGTTCTGGATTCGGCAAGCCTAACCGTAGAGAAAGAGTTAAAGGAATCATTTGGAAACGAAAATGTAAAAGTCACATGGCAGGAATGAAATTTACCGCAGATGTCAATGTCGAAGACATTATAAAACTGCGTCAAGAAATAGATAAATTAAAGAAGTCTCTAATTGCTGTTGCGGGGATACCAAATAGTGATGTAGCAATAAAACAATTAGAGAAAGAGATAGCGGCGGCTACTAAAAAATTAGAAGAGTATGAAAACA